GAACATCGAGCGCGAGGCCTGCAAGCGCAGCCTGGTCACGTTCACGCGCCGCGCTTGGTCGGTTCTGGAGCCGGGCCAGCCCTACGTGCACGGCTGGCACATGGACGCCATCGCCGAACACCTGGAGGCGATCACCGCCGGGCAGATCACCCGGCTGCTGATCAACATCCCGCCCGGCACCATGAAGTCGAAGAGCTGCGCGGTGTTCTGGCCGGCCTGGGAGTGGGGCCCGCGCGGCATGCCGTCGATGCGGTTCATCGGCGCCAGCCACGAGGAGGGGTTGGCCATCCGCGACAGTGTGAGCATGCGCCGCCTGGTGCAGAGCGACTGGTATCAGCGCCTGTGGCCGATCAAGATGGCCGGCGACCAAAACGCGAAGAAGTACTTCGAGAACGACAAGACCGGCTGGCGCCAGGCGACCCCGGTCGGATCGATGACCGGCCGGCGCGGCGATCGCGTGTTGTGGGACGACCCGCATAGCGTCGAGGGCGCTCACAGCGAGACGGCGCTGGCCGAGGCGAACCGGGTGTTCCGCGAGACCCTGCCGACGCGCCTGAACAGCCCGCAGGAGAGCGCCATCATCATCGTGATGCAGCGCCTGCACGAGAAGGACGTCAGCGGGCTGATCCTGTCCGAGCAGCTGGGGTATGAGCACCTGTGCCTGCCGATGGAGTACGAGGGGCCGCGCAAGGCCACCAGCATCGGCTTTGTCGACCCGCGGCGCACGGAGGGCGAGCTGCTATTCCCGGCCCGGTTCCCGCGCGCCGTGGTCGACCGCGACAAGCGCACCATGGGCGCCTACGCCACGGCTGGCCAGCTCCAGCAGCGGCCGAGCCCGAAGAAGGGCGGCGAGTTCGAGACGGACAAGATCGAGATCGTCGACGCCATCCCGGCCGGCGTGGTGCAGTGGGCCCGCGGCTGGGACTTGGCGGCCACCGAGGGGGCAGGGGATTACACCGCTGGCCCGAAGATCGGCAAGCTGGCCGACGGCCGGTTCATCGTGGCCGATGTGGTGCGCGAGCAATACGGCACAGCTAAGCGGGACGCGCTGATCAAGAACACAGCGGCAGCCGACGGCATGGGCCGGGTCAAGCAGTCATTGCCGCAGGACCCGGGCCAAGCCGGAAAGAGCCAGGTCAAGGCGCTGGTGGCGATGCTGGCCGGCCACCACGTCGTGCACAGCACAGAGACCGGCGACAAGGTGGTGCGCGCCCGCGGCTTCGCCGCCCAGGTCAACGCCGGCAACGTGCTGATGCTGCGAGCGTCCTGGAACACGCCATACACCGAGGAGCTGCAGATGTTCCCGAACGGCGCATACGACGACCAGGTCGATGGATCCTCTCGCGCGTTCGACGCTTTGCTTGGCAAGGGTGGGGGCGTGTTCACCTGATCGCTGCCCAGGCGGTCCCTAGCATCGCCCGGATGCAGCTCGCCATCAACGCCGACGACCTCTCTGCCATCATCGCCGCCCGCATGGGCCTGATGGCTGGCATGGGCCTGGATGCCAAGCGGCCGACCTCGTGGCAGCAGTACGGCTACACCGAAACGCTAGGCTTCGCCAACTACTACCGCGCCTACTCGCGTGGCGGCGCTGGCTTCGGCGCCGTGCACCGGCTGCTGGACAAGTGCTGGGAGCGGGCGCCGCGCATCAAGCAGCCCGGAGCAGACAAGGAAACGCCCTGGGAGAGGAAGCTCACGGCGGCGCTGAAGGTCATGAAGGCATGGCAGAAGCTGCGCGACCTCGACCGCCGCAACATGGTCGGGCACTATGCCGGCCTGATCTACCGCGTGGCCGACGGCAAGCGGCTGAGCGAGCCGATGGACAAGGCGCAGCGGCTGGTCGACATCATCCCGCTGTTCGAAGACCAGCTGAGGGTGACTCGCTGGCACAGCGACGAGGCCGACGCCGAGAACTTCGGCAAGCCGGCCATGTGGCAGTACCGCCGCCGCGCGCTCAGCAACGAGGGCGACCAGCAGGGCAAGCCTGAACAGTGGGCCGACGTGCACCCGAGCCGCGTGCAGATCCTGGCTGAGGGCAGCGCCGGCGGCGACTTCCTCGACGGCGTGCCGCTGCTGCGCGCCGGCTTCAACGCCCTGGTGGACTTGGAGAAGGTGCGCGGCGGCAGCGGCGAGAGCTTCCTAAAGAACGCCAGCCGCAACCTGAACATCAATTTCAGCCAGGACGCGAGCCCGCAGGTCATCACCACCAACCCCGACGGCTCGCCCAGCGGCAAGTCGGTGCGCGATGTGCTGCAGGAGCAGGTCGGCGCGATGAACCGCAGCATCGACAGCGTGCTGGTGACGCAGAGCGCCGAGGCCAAGACGCTGCAGACCACCCAGGCCGACCCCGAGTGGCCGTGGCTGGTGGCCGCCAACGACTTCGCGGCCAGCGTGCAGATCCCGGCGACCATCCTTTTCGGGCAACAGACCGGGCGCCTGGCCAGCGACCAGGATCAGAAGGACTGGATCGCGCGCTGTGCCAGCCGGCAGATCAACGAGCTGACGCCCATGCTCGAGGAGTTCATCCGCCGCGGCCAGGCCGGCGGGTGGTTCGAGGTGGGCGAGTTCGAGATCGAGTGGCCGCCGCTGGGCGCGCCTGGTGATGACGCGAAGGCCGCCATCCTGGGCAAGATGACTGCCGCCATGCAGCAGGCTTTCAGCGCCGGCCTGACCGAGCCGCTGTTTGATGCGAACGAGCTGCGGGCCGTGATGGACTACGAGCAGCGCGTCGACGATGGCATGCCCCAAGAGGGCGACCCGGCAAACCCCGACCCGGCCGCGGGCCCTCTGCCTGACCCGAACGCGCCGCCGCCGGCAGCATGACCCCGCAGCGGGCGCGAAACCCGATCCTGCCCGGCAACCGCCAGGACCGCACCGGGGCGGCCGGCATCCTCCGTCGCGCTGGCGCCGTCATCCGCAAGCGCTGGGCCGGCCTGCAGGTCGACGTGCTGGCCATCTTCGACCGAATCCAGATCTACGGCCAGAACGACGCGGCGCGCCCAATGGAGCGCACCATCTACGCGCTGACCCCCGACGAAGCCGCGGCGACCTCGCAGGCCCTGCAGGATGCGCTCGACCGCTGGATCGGCGCCGAGCGCGACGTCAAGCATGTGCTGTGGTGGGAGCCCTACCCGGAGGAGGCGATGCAGCTGGGCACGGCGCAATCGGTGGCCAACCTGACGCAGCTGTCACCCGCCTATGCCGCTGCGCGCAGCCTGCAGACGGTGGTGTTCAGCCAGCCGTACCGAAACCGAGTGGCCATGGCGCAGATCAAGAGCTACGAGCACTGGACCGGGATCAGCGCGGGCATGCGCAGCGAGCTGTCGCAGATCATCGGCCGCGCCGTGGTCGACGGCAAGGCGCCGCGCGACGTGCGCCGCGAGATCATGGAGCGCCTGGACGTCAGCCGGTCGAAGGCGCTGGAGTACGCCCAGACCGACATCACCGACACGCTGCGCCAGGCGCGCATGGCCGAGGCCGACCACGCAGTCGAGTCCATGGGCCTGCAGATTGGCCTGCTGTGGACGTCGGCGCTGATTCCGACCACCAGGCCCTGGCACGCCAGCCGCAACGGCAAGGCCTACAGCACGGCCGAGGTGCGCGCCTTCTACCAGGTCAACGGCAACCGCTACCGCTGCCGCTGCGCGACGACCGAGTGCCTGCTTGACGACAAGGGCGCGCCGATCCTGACGCAGGGCGCCAAGGATTCGATGCGCAAGGAACTGGAAGCCTGGCAGAAGGCCGCCGCGAAGAAGTGACCAGGCGCGGTGCCTGCGGCGCTTCCTAGCATCCCGCACACCACCACAACCACCGAGGCCCCGACGATGGCAACCAAGCGCCAGCGCGTCCACATCCGATCCACGGTCAACGCGGCCAACGTCAGCAAGGCCGGCGGCCTCTACACCGTCCGCGAGGTGTGCGGCGCCGTCGACGAGATCGTGATGAACCAGATGATGTACCCCGCCGACCAGCTGGCGGCCGGTGCAGCCAGCCTGGAAGGTCGCCCCGCGCCGGCCGGCCACCCGAAGGACAGCCAGGGCCGCTACATCAGCGCCCTGAACGGCGAAGCCCTGCTGACCAGCTACGCCGGCGCGGTCTGCCGCAACGCCAGGCACGAGGGTGGCCGCACGCTGGTCGACGTGGTGGTCAACGAGGCCCAGGCCAAGGCCCACCCGGACGGCGCCAAGCTGGTCGAGCGGCTGGACGCGGCGATCAGCGGCAACAACGCCGAGCCCATCCACGTCAGCACCGGCGTGCTGGTGCAGGCGATCACCGCCAATGGCGAGAGCCGCGGCAAGAAGTACAACCGCATCGCCACCAACCTGCAGTACGACCACCTGGCCTTCCTGCTGCACGAGGCTGGCGCCGGCACGCCCGCCGA